AAGTAAACAGACTGTCCGTTGTACGCTCCCTTGATGCCGAAAAGGTTGTTATTCGGAGATCTGGAAAGTGCGCTGTTGCCGTTTGCGCTCTCGATAATCGCCTGTGCCGCTGTGACGGACGGAAGGATGTTTGCCCTCTTTGCGTCCGCAATTACATAAGGCTTAATGATATTAAGAAACTGTTCTGTGGTATATGTCATTATGACGCTCCCATCTTCATGACCTTCACAGCAGACTCAATTAACGTACTAAGCTGCTCGACCGTAAGATGTATGCCGTTGTCGTTGAGAACAGTTGCGAGGAAGTTCATTGCTTCTTTCTTCCGCTCTTCCCCTGGTGCTTCACCCATAGTCTGCTGAATTGCCAGAACTGCAATCTGCGCCCATTTCTGGGCATCTGCTAACTCTTTGCTCGACACGTTATGGGCGATAAACTGACGCAGTACAGGAACTACCCATACTGACAGGCAAAGTGTCACAAGCATCGTAGCAAGCCGTAAAATCTCAAAAATCCTGTTGTCCATTATCCTTCTCCATTCCCCTGATTCTTACCGCCGATTTCGTAGAACTTGATGTCGAAATCATCTGACGGTTCGTGCTTGATGTTGAATACCTTGATAACCACACAACCCATGATTTCGCCGCCAAATGCGCTGTACAGGCACGTTGACAATGTTGACCGTTCGTATCCCGTCCTGACGCACAAAACCTGTTCTACGACTGTATAAAGCAGTAAAACCACTATGCTGAAAATCAGGTATTTATCCAGTTTGTTCAGCTTCTTTTTACGCATCACTTTTCTTCCGTGAATTTAAAATCGGAATTGTTAATTGTTTTCCACGCAGACTTCAAGGATTCTGTGATCCTCACAATCTCATCGTGATCTTTCTTCTGATCTTCCTTGACGGAATTCAGTTCGTTCTTGATGTCGGAAATTCCCTCACTGATGTTCTCAAGTTTGACAATAACTGTCGTAAGCTGAGAAGTGTTGTCCTTGTTGTTCTTCGACATAAACGTATATGCCGCTAATAGCAGTGAACAAACGCTGATTACGATTGAATAGTTCATGATGATCAATGTCCTTTTTCCTTTGTTTGCGTGAAGCATAGCACAAAACTATGTAGCCAAAATCCGAAGTTGAAAAAATGAAAATGGCGGCTTGCATCTCTGCTCACCGCCGCACACTAAATGCTACTATTTCTCATCAGCATCAAGCAAAGCCTGTACTGCATCCCGCCATCTTGCCGGGACTTCTTCAATCGTCATTGCCCCCGCCTTGATTCTGCGATAATAAATTCGTGTCATTATTCCACCTCGCTAATGATTTCCGCAAGTTCGATCAATGCATCGGACTGCTCGTTAATGAGTGTTTCGAAGTTTTTGTAAACCTCGTACTGCTCTGCCATCATCTGCCACTCTTCATATTCGTAATGAGCGGGCATATCTTCTGTAGCTTCAATCAGATGAAAATCCCTCCGAACGATCACGTGACAACCAGAAAATTCAAGATCGCTCGGTTGAACAGGTCTGTCGTTTTGACTTTTTATCCACATTTCCTATCAATCTCCTCGTTCGTTTAATGTTGACATATGGTTTAATATCGTTTTCTATAAAACCTTTGGAATCACAATGCTTTGCCCAACCGATTCTTGAATTCATAGACTCGCACCAATGCGTTGTATATTTCTGCTTTCGTGCAAGCCTTCTGGTTGACAAGAAAATACCATCTCGCATGATTGCGGCATCCTTGCAGAATTTATAGCCGCCAATATCGCACCAGTACGTGTTTTTCTTCATCTTCCACTCGCCGTCAACCAGTTCGTGTTTACCGATGGCTTTAATCTCCCACTGCGGTTTTATCTCCAGATTTAACCGCTCCTTTAGGTATTTCTGAATGGCACGTACCGCTTTGTAAAGGTCTGCTTTCGATGTTCCAATCAGTAGCATATCGTCCATGTATCGAAGATAATGTCTGACATACTTAATTCGTTTTCCTCTGCGCTCTTTATAAAGGTCTTGCGCTACGAACCAGTCCAAATCCTCAAGGTATAGATTCGCAAACCAAGGAGATGTGTAATACCCGACAGGGCATGGTGTCGGGGCAGAATCAATGATTTGTTCAAATACGTGCAGAACATTTTTGTCCTTGATTTTATCGGAAAGCTTCCCGTATAAAACATCTCTGTCGATGTTGTCGAAGAAGTGCCGAATATCCAGTTTCACAAAATATCTGCACTCCAAATCTTTCTGCATCCACCGTTTTACGTTTCGAACAATACAGTTTATTCCTTTGCCTGGAACGCTACCGCAACAATAGGGATACATTCCGCGAGTAAATGCTTTCTCGCTTGCTTGTATTACCATGTGCGCAACAATGTGATCTTCTAGGCATGGAATATACAGATCTCGCCATTTGCCCTTGTTTGAATGATTCTTGCAGAAATGCCGTTTGTGGGCAGGTTGCTTATGACTCCATGTTTTATTATTGAGTTTTTCTATGATCGGCTTTACATATTCTCTAGCCTTATCGTAGTTAATTGTATGGTCTTCATTCAGCAACTTCCGAACCGCTCTATGACTTCTTTTGTATTTCGTTCCTGTTTTTACGGCATAGATTGCGTTTCCTTCATCAACTACCGAAGACCATATATTCCCTATACGCTTCATTACTTTGCTTTATCCTCACGCTGTTCGCAATCGCTACTAAGCGTGTTCAGTTTGGATGTATTTCAGAACAACCGTTCCAAGGAAGGGAGAGTGCCCACTAAATGTGGAAATAGTAATATGATGAACATCCGCGTTTTTATCGGCAGAATGTTACAACTGATAGGATGTGAAAGGTCAGCCCCATAATTCGCATTCGCGTTAGACGGTGCGTTGTTGCCATTGAAGTTAGACAACCCGTCATTAGCGCCATTGTTCCAGTTACCACCAAGGCGAACAGACCGAACAAGGTAGGAATTAACGAGGTACGCTTGCACCCTCGTTCCCTTTTACAGATTAATAATTCATGAGGGGAAGACCCCTCTGCTCGCTTTGCTCACATTCACCCCTTACTGAGCAAAGCAAAGGTCAGCCCCATAAATCGCAGTCGCGGCAGACGGGGCGGCGGAGCCAGAGAAGAAAGACAACCCGTCAAAATCGCCAGAGTACCAGTAACCACCAAGGCGAACAGACCGAACAAGGGAGGAAGAAACGAGGGCCGCATAATCCGCAAAATACGTAGTCCCTGATGCGCCGCTCGTTTCATGAGGAATCCAGATATCAGGATATATTGCAGAGTTCTTTTTGCTTTTAATGTATCCGTTAACATAATTCTCATGCTTTGTTTCCACATCGAGCAAAACAAATTTATCCGTTTCTAAGTCTGTGGCATCAGGTTTGCTGTTTGCAGACGGCTCATACTTTGTCGGGTCTTCCAGAAGATAATATTCCAAGGAATAATTATCGTCCTCCGTCCCTGCTCTTTTGTTGAACAAATCCACAATCGTTTTATACTGATTGCTATAGATGTTTTCTCTCCACCTATATTTCATAGGGTGATACGCATCCGTATTGCTGACAGGCGACCCAGAAGGAGTGCTTACACCGTTGCAAGCCCCTGTATGATAAGGTCTTGCGGCAATTCTGTATTCCGTGGTGGTGTCGTAGGTGTAATAGTTTCTTCCTAAGTCCCGGACTTCCAATAACTGATGTGTCCCGGAAGAACTCGCCTGACCGCTTGCATCGCATCTTGTCACGGATACAATTTCGTGCGTAGCTAAGTAATTCGCATTATTGATATCAATGTCCGTACCAATTACTGCAATTCGTTCACCTGCAACTCTTCCCGCATAGTAATTGCTCGTCAGTATATGAGTACTGTCAACAAACGTTACTCTGTCGTCGCCGCTATGTCTGAGCGATGCACAGCCTTGCATTATCGACTGGCAGTTCTGTGTCGCAAACTCCACCGTGAACAATGCCCACTCGTAGAAATTGACCGCCATCGGCTGAATGATTGCCTGATTACCAAGCGCACCATTTTTGTAAGTCCTTGCGGCATCGAGCAGTTCCTTGTAGCATCCCTGTTCGTTGTCCAACCCCGGTAAACTGACCGCGTGACCGTTTTCGTCAAGAGCCAAGGAATACGCAGGAAGGTAATAATACGGAATCGTATCATTCGCATCATGGTTGCGGCAGAAGATATCAAACGGACGATATCCCGAATAGCGATAGGAAGAAATGGAAAGCCGTCCATCTTCTATCTTGCAGTAGCAGATAGGACATTCCACTGCCACATAATCGCCCATCGTGCCATCTTCGGTATAATCAGCATCGCCGTAATATGCGTTTACACGGAACTGCGCTTTGCCGTTTACCAGATTCCATTCACCGACACACTTTCTGCGCATAAACGGTGTAGCATTATCAAAATCATTCCTGACATTGCTGTTATCGCTATCAGTGCCGACCTGTGCGACCATGCCGACAGAATCGTATATTCTTGTCAGGGCGGCGGCTTGCTGTCCGATTCCTGATACTCCGTAGCGTTTTGCAAAGCCGATAGAAGCGGCTGCGGATTGTGCGACTTGGGAATAGTACTTCGCATTGTCCGTAGCATCGCCCTGTCTTGCTACACCGTTTGTGCCGACCGCCCATGACTTCGCTTGCTGAATATAGCCTGTTTCAGCGTCCTCTCTGGCGGTTTCATTCGACTGACGAGTAGCTTCATTTTCCTGACGGGTAGTTTCATTCGACTGCCTTGTAGATTCATTGTTGTTGCGAGTAATTTCGCTCGACCGTCTGGCATTTTCAGCAGTAACTCTAGCAGACTCAGCAGTCTGTGCCTGTTCCAGAAATTCGTCCAGATCCTCAGTAAAATAGCCACGCACCGTCTGGAACGTGACTATCTTATTCTGCGTTTCGGGATTGCTGTCTGCGCTGTCTACAATCGGTATGTAATCGGCAGAATCCAGACTGTCTTTAGGCGGGAGTTCCGAAAACTTTTTGCTCATCTAAACCTCCTTCGTGTTTTAACTAATCCTGCTTAAAAAGGTTTTTTGCCACAGGATCTGCTTTTAAATCATCAACAGTTCCAGTATGTGCTTCAGTCATCGCTTTCTGGCTTAAATCATTAACCATCTTGCTGATCAAAACATCCTGGAACTGCGAATTCACGTTTTTGATTATCATTCTTGAAAGACTTGGCGGGAGATTATAACGCCTGACTAAATCAAGCGCATACTGTGTAATATCACTTTCTATTTTTAAACAAAGTTCCCCGACATCCATAATCAACTCCTTGTACTGCTTTGCGGTATTGGAAACACCGGACGCTCAACCAAAAATCCATCTTTCGGAGTAGCAATCAACGTTTCCTTACCATCTTCAATTTCATATATGTCAGCACCGTACCCAAGGTATTTATCAAACATATTGCTATTTGAAAGATAAACCCCCACCGAGCCTTTGCCACTGCCTAATTTAGCCATATATTGTTTCATGTTTATCACCGTTTATTAATGACTAAAACTGTGTTGTCATAATCCCATTTATAAATCCCATGGTTTCGCTCCACCATGTAATTTTGCCATCGCCATTGTCTTGAATTCTTGTAATAAACGGAACGGAACACGTTGTTCCTGCATAAGCGTGTACCGATATGTCAGAACTACCTGAAACACAAATTTCGTTAGCCGATATTCTCAGAACATCTGCTGACATTTGAATCCCGTGTAGTGTTTCACCCGTTGGTATCCAAGTTGTTGAAGCCGAAAAGTCTAAATAACCATACTGAGTCGAACCTTCACCACCTACTAAATGCCCCATATTATCAATCTGAATATAATAATCGTTATAATTCCTTGATTCAATGAAGCCGTTTTCCAGATCGAACACAGTATTACCGCTACTACTTGCCAAAATTCCAGTTGCGATGTATGAAGCGTTAACATACAAGTTTCCATCTTCCAGGAAAATCCCTTCAACAGTGCCGTTATTCGTCAGCTTATTGAACACTTCGGTCTGCGTCATCTGCTGAACGGTATAGTTCTTGGCGGTCACTTCATCAACGTAGTTCGATGCTTTTTCCCAATCGTTGGCATTGTAAGTTCCTGATGCTGACTTTGCTGTCTTGCACTTGAGGATATCTCCGTTTGCTCCTTGCGCCCAAAGGTCACCGATATCATACGGGGGAACGGGCTGAGTAACAAATACTCGCCGTTTTCCGTCTGCCGTATCCTGCGCTGTCGAAGCATCTGCTAATGCCTGTATTGCGTCCGCGTCCTCAACCTTTATCCAAGAGTATCCCGTTGATGGACTATCAAGTGTAACGTGCCATATCTTGTACCCACTCTCATATGGTGAATGATTCGTTTCTGGCAGTACACCTTGTGCGAGTTCGATTGGAGTACCGCCATCGGAGGGAAGCCCTGTTGCAGTCCATCTCTCCGAAATCTCACCGTTTGTAAGTTCGGTATGGAGCGAAAATCCGTAATAATTCGAAGAAGTAGCCGCTCTCCAATATATATAGAAGTCATAAGTGGGAATGAATACGCTGATTCCCGCTATGTAGTTTGAAGTTCCTCTGCCACCGAACTGACCGTTATTCGTTCCGGGTCTTTTTACTTTGTATAGCTGACCATCGACACGATAGTAGATCTCTACCCAGTCAGATGTATAATCGCTTGTTTCACTTTGACTATCGAACGTTATCCGAGTTCCCGATACCTTTGCGTATCTATATGACAGGTTGTTTTCGACATCGTAGTACAGATCATCAATGTGCTTATCACGCTCCGCATCCGTAGTCCACTCGCTCTCAGGCAGTGTTGAAGCTGACGGTGTACCGCTCATGAAATAGGTGTCGATTTTGCCGTCTATCTGTGTCTGGATGTTGCTTACGGTAGGAGTGTAAACTGTACTGACAAACGTTGTTAAACCGCTGTCATCAGTGTACTTTGATGCTTGTGTCCAGTCGTTCGCCGAGTAAGTCTGGGACTCCGTTTTCGCCGTAGAACAAACAAGAATATCGCCAGAAGCACCCTGAGTCCACAAATCGCCGACATCATACGGAACGGTAGGTGTAGAAGTAAAAACTCTGCGCTTGTTATCCGCAGTGTCCTGCGCTTTAGCCGCATCCGCAAGTGCCTTAGTGACATCCGTATCAGTTATCCTCTGCCACTTGTAGGTACTTCCTCCAAGCATCCACCGCCAACAGTAACCAGATTCCGTGTTGTAGTACAAATCTCCGAGATGGTTGTTTTTATCCTCTGTCGTAGTCCACGAACTTGCGGGAGGATTGCTTGTTGTCGGGTCAACCGCATAGAACCAGGTTGTGATGTTTCCGTCTATCTGACCTTGCAGATCAGTAATGTCATCTTCGATTCCCGATATTGTAGTTGCGTATGCTCCGTTGATGAACGTATTCAGATTCTCAGTAGACTGCTGAATCGCTTCAGATTTTGCCGTAGCTGCCGCCGAAGAAGCTGCGCTGTTTGCTATCGACTGTATCGTGTCACCGCTTGACAGGCTGAATTCATCAGCGACAATCCGCACAACTCCCGTGTCGTAATCGGCAAGGAATCGCATCTGACCGTTCTTCTGGACGATGATCGAACCAGTGTTCATCCAATCAGCATTGATGCCCTTCGCAGACAGAACGTTGACAAGCGCATTGCCATCCGCAGTAATTCCTGCGTTCCATGTCTGACCGCCATCCGTTGATACCGTGAAGGTATTCTCTGTCATCTTCCAGATAATGGATGATTCGTGGAGATCCGGATTGTTATGCATATAGTAGATATAGCCACCGGACGGAGTTGTTTCCTTCGTTTCAAAGAATCCGAGCGACTGCGTCATCAGCTGAGTAAGCCGAAGGTACTGCGTGTCATAAGCGGTCATCTCGTTGCGGATAACAGACTTTGCTTCTCGCCGAGCGACTGTCGTACTCTTGATTGAGCGAAGGTCACTCTTTTCGATTTCCTGCGCATCACAGCTGATTGTCTGCTGAACCGTCAGCGAGTAATCAATGTTCGTTATCAGGAATAAGGTACGATTGCCTTTATCGTCAAAGGTTGTGACAACATCACCTGCCTCAAACGTGGGATTTGCAAGGATGGACATATCTCCATGACGGAATGTAAGCCCTATCAGCTTGTCCGCAAGGAGTTCCTCAATATCCTCATAGTTCGATGCATTAATCAGCGGATTGCCCGCAATTTCAAGCACGTAGTCCGTATTGTCCGCTTCGATGCCAGACATCGGAATCCATTGTCCGCTATCCTTTGTGGTATCGATGTAGTAACTCGCCTTGCAGTGCCAAAGTTTATTGATTCTGTGACCGTAGTGTCCGTCATGCTCCGACTGCGGATAGTAGTCCGAAGGAAGATCTTCGACATCGTATGCGGGAAGTGACGATACTTGGCTAAGGGTTTCTGACTTCACCGCCGTTGCGGGTGTCACTGTAAACGACCATCCCCAATAAGCGTCCCTTGAACTGTCAGTGTGCCAATATACCCAAAACTCATTTGATGGGATATAAAAGGTTTTTCCTGCGATAGCGTTTGCCGTGCCATTGCCGCCAAAATTCGAAGAAACTCTATATGGTCTACTGGAGGTACCATCAACCTTGTAGTAAATTCGCACATAATCGAAACCTGTGCTTTCCGTTTCGCTCCGCTCATCAAAAGTAATCAGCACACCCTTGTACGGTTTACGATACAGGAACAGACTTGACGCATCCTGATCGTCAACATCCTTGTAGGTCATCCGCAGTCCAGTGATTGTGATATTCTCCGTTGCAAGACTGTGGCTGAACCGATGCATAATGGTCGTTGCGGGAATGTCATCATACCAGTTAATGTCGAGCTGCCCAGTGCTGTTAATCCGTGCAAAGCATCCGATCATCTGGCAGACATACGCAAGCATCTGACGCTCTGTGCAGTCGTCCTCCGGTGCTTCGGTAATGACCGTATCACCGTTAGGGAAGTCATAGTTCTTCAGCGTGATGCCGTTGTGATCCGCGATCATCCTGACAAGATTCTTTGCCGAGATGGGATAAACAATCGAGTTGTCCGTAAGCAATGATTCGTCAAAAAGCTTCATTGCATCGTAGGCATCGCAGACAATCACGTTGCCGACAGACTTGTGCTTCACGAAGTAGTACTGCCCAAATTGAAACCATTCCGTGGCATCCGAATAGTCCTGTTCTGCCGCTTCTTCCGTTTCCAGAACGACTTCGCCATCATTTAATGTGAAAATTTCACTTACTTCCGTCAGGAGGGCATAGCCGAACATCTTCGGATTGATGCCAATAAATGCGCTGATGATTGCGCCGTCAAAGTTTCGGGTATCGAATTTGTGATCCCAGTTATTAAGATTAAACGAAAACGCGCCGATAACCGCCGCACCGATTTCAAAGTTGCCTTTGCTTGATGTGCCGTTCTGGAACTGTACCGAATTTTGCATGAAATCATCGTCATACAGCCATTCGGAAAAGCCGTCCCTATAAGTTACCAGTGCCTTAATAAAAGGACGCTTACCGTTTAAAATAGCGTCCCTAACACCGATTGATACACTCCGCATGGATGGTTACCTCTCGATAATATTAAAAGCAACATCTTTGTAGAGATGCAGGTGCGGAAACCAACTGTACATCGGCGCAGTTCTATCGCCGACATAAAATGTACCTGTCTTTGTAGTCCCGCTCACTGCGTCAGGATATGTAACCGAGAAGTACTCATTCTTGACAGCTTGGAACAGCTTCTTTGCTTCTTCTTCCGTCAGCAGATTCCACGACAACTCGATTTTAACCTTACTGCAAACGTAGCCCTTGAACATCAAGCCGTTCTGGTCACGACCTGCATCTGGCTGTGAAATATCCTGATATGTGTATGTGTATTTCGAAGGTGTCTGTATATCAACACCGTTTATTTTTAGTAAACTCATATGGTCACCAAAAAGGAGTAGGTCGGATTGCTCCGTTGCCTACTCCACAGGATTGTTAATATGCTATTGACGGGCTGTAGCGTTTATTCGCTCTCGCTTCGCCACGCTTACTCGCCATGTAGATCTGTTCATCGCCGATATAGACATCACCGCCTGTATCCGCTCTGCTGACCGCAGATTCGATGATTCCAGGCAGTTGCTGTACGATTGCCCGCTCGACTGCCGAGGAAATGGAATCCGTGATCATCTGGTTATTCGCTACAACCGATGTGCCGTTGCTGAATTTACCTGCGATTTCGCCCTGATTCATCGTGAACAGACCATCTTCGATGTAGCCGCCTTTTTCGTACCAGTCAACACCGATATTAGGCAGTGAAATAATACCAAGATCGTCCCAAGTGACTGTCCAGTGCGGGAGCGTTATCTGTGGCAAGCTGAAGTCTATACCACTGAACAAACTCTGAATCTCAGCGATGGAGTTGCGGAATACGCTGACAACATTTGTATCCCACCACTGTGTGATTGCGCTCCATTTACTGGTAAGTGCCGACTCCATGTTTCCACCGAGTTCTTCCCATTTTGCTCTGGTAAAATTCGGCATTACGTTCTGATCCCACCAGTTCTTGAAACCAGTAGTGTTCCACCAGTTCGTAAACGAAGTCCATTTGGTCTTGATGCCAGACTTCATTCCATCAGTTGTGATTTCCCACTTTGCCTGAGTAAACCACGGTTTAACTTTGTTGTCCCACCAGTCTTTGAATCCAGTGTTTTCCCACCACTTAGAGAATTCTTCCCACTTCGTCTTCAGACCTTCGTAAACGTTGTTTCCGAGTTCCTCCCATTTTTCCTTTGTGAACCACGGCTTGACCTTGTTATCGTACCAGTCCCTGACAGCTGCATCGAATTCATCAAACTTGCTCTTGAATCCCTCTACAACTCCGAGGAAGATCTTTTCACCAAGCGGATACATTGACTCAGCAGAAGATGTAATTCCAAAAATCCTTATAAACGCTTGCCATATCTTGTCGAAAACAGCCTGAATCTCCATGAACGCATCGAACGGAAGTAATAAGCCGATAAGAACACCTTCAACGATGTACTCACCGCCCTTGTTAAAGTCTTCTTTTACCTGTTCCCACAATTCCTTCGTTCTCTCAAATGAGAATAAGGACTGAAGACCTTCCTTAAACGCGTCCCACAAAGCACCTGGATTTTCAAACCCTTCCGTTACTTTCCCTACGAGTGCGCCGAGTAATGCACCCATAATGCCACCTGCAACCGCTCCTATCGGAGTTGCAAGTGAACCAACCGCCACTCCTGCGGCAAGTCCTGTGAGCGCACCGCCAAGTGTGTTATTGAGCGTTTTGTAAAACTCTTCTGGCAGATGATCCTGTAAAAACCCTGTTATTCCATCGATAACCGAGTTTCCAAACACAAGCAATGCACCCTCAAATCCCGCTGTTCCCGCAAGCGCAAAGCCAAATCCTTGCACATTAAGGATAAGTTTCGGAATATTAAGTATCGCCTGACCGCTTGCAAATAATGCTTTAAAAAACAGCTTTTTGAGCATTGCCATCGTAACAGCCGCACCACCGTGTGTCCACGCAAATGTGCCGATAGCAAACGTAATCGTGTCAATGTCCAGTGTCTTAGCAAAGGTAATCCCCTGTTCAATGACTGTATCCCAGTCAATCCCCTTCAAAACTCCAAGTATGAAGTCCCAAAGGTTATCAACCCATGTATTCAGTGTTTCAGCGAGTTCTGAGAACTTGAATGTCGAGAAGAACTTGTTAATCGAAGCGGCAACACCCATGCCGATTTCATAGAAGTCAATCGTTTCACCGAGATTCTTCCAGAAAGCGACAGCTGCATTAAATCCATCAGCGATTGTTCTTCCGAGCAGACTCCAGTCAAAATCTTCAACACCACGATTAATCATGTTGCCGATGTTCTGACCAAGTGTTCCCCAGTGCATACTTCTCAGCCATGTAGAAGCAAACTGAAGCGCAGTATTAAGGCTGTTGGCAATGGTTGAGCCGAGATCCTCAAAGAATCTTGTGTTGTCAATCATGCCATTAAGGAAATTGGCAAGTCTGGTAGCAAATCCGATTGCTTTGCCTTTTACAGCATCCCAGTCAACCGACTCCATGCCGTCAGCAAGTTTGTCTGTAATCGCTTTACCAAAGTCCCACCACGAATCGATGGGAGATTCATAGGGCTTAAAGGTTACCTTGCCGCCAGTGATTTCACCTTCTTCGCCACCACCGGGGTAAGCATTTCCTTCATCATCGCCGCCCTTGTCTTCATCTTTATCTTTGTCTTTATCCTTATCCTTGTTGCTCTTCGTCTTCGGGACAGCGTTCTGCGCATCCTTCATCGCTTTCGCAACATCTTCCGAGTTATCTGCAAGCGTGTGCAGTTCGTCAAACGACATAATCTGCCGTTTAAGTTCCTTTGCGCCGTCAGCGGCATCATTCATGCCATCGCCGACATCTCCTGCGCTGTCAGCTGCATCAGCGAGTTCCTCAGTAGTATCAGCGACATCATCAGCGGCTTTATCTGCTTCAGACACATCTGCTTCACCCAAATCTTCATCTTCGGAATCAAAATCAGATCCTACATAACCGAGAGATCCCTGTACATCCTCAATCTCTATCTGCCATCCTAACAGCTTGCCCATTGCATTAAATGCTTTCTGAACAAGGTCGATAGCAGTGTTCATTGCCGAATTAAGTGACATCAGAAACGGTCGGAACATATTGATGAGTCCCTGACCGACAATCGCCTTTAACTGCTTGAATCCTTCGGTAAGGAGCGTCATCTGGTTGTGCCAACTGCCGATAGTGTCAGCAAAGTCACCCTGTGCAACAGCTGTTCTGTCCATGACATACATATAGCGGAGCATTACTTTCTCTGCTTGTGACATGGACTTCACTTCAGCATCAATACCATGCTTTAATGCCCACTCTTGGAGGGTCGCCTGTGTCAGGTCAATGCCGAACTGTCGTAAGGGACGGCTTGCCCCCGTAAAGATCGCTTGCAGTTTTGTCGCAACATCTTCCTGCGAAACATCGTAGAAGGATGCCATATCAGAAGTCAGTCTTGTCAGGTTGACTGACATATCTGCCATCGATGCGTTCTCGACCTGATACGCTTCGTGAATCCTGTCACTGAGGAATTCATGCGCATCGCCGACCTGCTTTGTAGTAAGTCCGACAGTAGCACCCATTGCCTGGAACTGCGATGCAATCTTCTTTGCCGTCAGTTCCGACATACCGTAAGACGATACGGCAGTCTTTGCGAAGTCTTCCAGTTTGACTCTTGTTTCGCCAA